GACGGTCAGCAGAAATTTGTACAACTTAGATTGCTTGAGAATGTCTTTGAGCCTGATGGTTTGTATGGTGAAAAAGAAGTAGAGCAAGTTCGTGTTTTAACTCCTGGCAAATTTGAAATCCATAGGAAAGATTCTGAAACTGGTGACTATAAATTATTTGATGAAGGTGTAATGAGTTTGCCTGAGATTCCTTTTTCTGTTGCTTATTCCAACCGAATTAATTTAATGGAGTCACGTCCACCAATGGAGGATATAGCAGAATTGAATTTAAAGGCTTACCAAGTTCAGTCCGATTTAGATAATCAGCTTCATATATCAGCCGTTCCTATGTTGGCTTTTTATGGTTTCCCTCAATCAGCAGAAGAAGTTAGTGCTGGACCAGGAGAAGCAATTGCCTTTCCTGCTGAAGGTCGGGCAGAATATATTGAGAGTAAAGGTACAAGTTATAACGCACAATTCCAAAGATTAGAGCAATTGTCTGGTCAAATAAATGAACTCGGATTGGCAGCAGTTCTAGGGCAAAAGCTATCCGCAGAGACAGCAGAAGCAAAAAGGATAGACCGATCACAAGGAGATTCAACAATGAAAGTAGTGGCACAGCAGGTACAAGATATGATTGATAACTCACTTGCTTATCATGCTCAATATTTAGGAAGCAATGAAGCTGGTAGTAGTTTTGTTAATAGAGATTTCTTAGCATCAAGACTTGATCCACAAGAAATTCAAAGTTTGCTTTCTCTTTATACTGCTGGAACCATTACGCAAAAAACTTTATTAGATCAATTAACTGAGGGAGAGGTATTAGGAGATGAGTTTGATGTTGAAGAAGAATTAGAAGCAACTGAAAGGGGTGGTTTAATTGATATGCAGCAACCACAAGAGGAAGTGAAAGAAGAGATGCCTGAAGAAGAAGCAACAGAACAAGATGAATAATGGCGAAACAAAGTACTCCTGCTGTTCTATTCAGGAACTCAATTGATTTAAACCGTTTTAGTAATGGTGTCTCTAGGAAGATTGTTCAATCAAATATTGATGTCATTATTCGGGCAGCAAAACAACTTTCTAAAATTGATCCTTCTAGGCCGCCTTCTTATAAAACTGCAAGATTAAGATCATTAATTAAGCAAACAAAAGAATCCTTGTCAACGTGGGAAAAGGAAAGCGTTGATGTAATGATTCGAGAGTTAGAAGGTTTAGCAGGAGTTCAAGCTGGTTTTGTAGAAGACCAAATAGCACAAGCATTACCTAATGGAGTATTAAAAACTGATTTAAACCCGTTAGGGTATAGCGTTCAGACTGTTGCCGTTAGTCCTAGTTTTGCAAAAGCCGTTGCAACAAAAGATCCAAGTGTTTTAAGCCTTAAATCAACAGGAACATTTGATTTAACAGCAGCACAGGGAGCAGAAGTTTTATTGCCTAATGGTGAAACTGTTCAAAAAGCTTTTAGAGGATTAGCAAGCCGTCAAGCAACACAGTTTAATCAAGTTGTTAGAACAGGTCTTTTATCTGGAGAAACAACAGAATCAATCGTTAGTCAATTAATAGGGAATTTGCAATTTGGGCAAGGAGCAAAAACAAATCAACAATATTTATTAGCAGGGAAAGAAGTTTTAAATATGGCTTCTCATCAAATTAGAACAGTCGTAAGAACAAGCGTTAATCAGGTATCAAATGCAGCAAGTCAACAGGTCTATAAGGCAAATGAAGATATAACACAAAAATATAAATACGTTGCGTCTTTAGACAGTAGAACTACAGCTCTTTGTGCTTCATTAGATGGAAAAGAGTTTGAGTATGGGAAAGGGCCAGAACCACCACAGCATTTTAATTGCAGATCAACCACTGTTGCTGTGATTGATTATGACGCATTAAAGAAAAGGGGATTTGATTTTGATGTTCCGAAAGAGGGCAGAAGAGCTGCTGCTGGAGGAATGGTTCCAGCAAACGAAACTTATGGCAAATGGTTGTATGGACAAAGAAAAGCGGGTACTAAGTTCACCCCAGGAGTAAGACAAATTGAAGCATTGGGAAAAGAAAAGGCTAAATATTTCAACCGATTAGCTAATAAGTACGGTGCTGACGATGCGATTAAGAAATTTGTAAGAGAAGATGGTTCAGAAGTTAGTTTGTTTCAGTTAAAGAAAAGATATGGAAAGCCAGAGAGCATAACGGTTAAGAAGAAGACAGTAGTTCCAAAAGCTAAAAGGGCCTCACCTTCTCCTGTCCAAAATAAATACATCAAAAAACTGGAAAAAATATCTGACGACTTTTTTGAAGGGGATTATGAATTGAACAAAGCAACATTTGGTGTCAAAAAGATCTCGGCTTCTCAAAAGATCAGAAATAGTAAAAGCTTGAATGTTGTTAACAAAGCAAAAACACAATTAAGAGAAGCAGAAGAGGCTTTGAAATATTTAGAAAAGCGAAAAGTGGCAATAAAAGAACGCTGGTGGAAAGACAACTTACCTTCAACTCCTAAAAGTTCACCTTTGAAAAAGTTGAAGAAGAAAGAAATGGTAGGAAGTCTTGAAAGGTATGAAAAGAAATTGCTTTCAAGAGAAAAAGCTTTAAACCCAAAAGATCCTTTGTATCAATCAAAATTGGAGACGATAAGAGATCAACAATTTGACATCGAACGAATGAAGAAACGAACAAAAGCTGGATTACCTTTTAATGATTATGAAGACACAGCCCCTTTAGGGTATATATATGATCGTCAAGGCTTTGACAGCAGACCTGGAAGGATTAAAACTTTTAAAGAGTTGCAAAGTTCTAAAGAAGTTTTAAAAGGAGCTGATGGTAAGAATTTGATTCTTTACAGGGGTGTTACAGATAAAGAGTTTGCATTGCAATTTAAAGGTATAGGAAAAGATGGTGTACAACATTTTCCAGGTGGTGGTATCTACGGCAATGGAACGTATGCTGCAAGTAGGAATTTCCATGCAACTGGAAAAGAAGTTGTCAGGCAATCAAAGAGAGCAAGAAAAACAGCAGAAGCTTATTCTTCTAGTATTTCAGGAGCCTTTGGAGAAATTGAGGAAGAGCTTTCCTTGTCACAAAAAAAAGAAAGGGTTACAGCTTTTGGCTTTAAAAAAGACGCAAATGTTATTAAGTGGCAGAAGGGTTCTGACGTGATGGAAGGAACAGATAGGAAATGGTTAGAATGGCAGGAGATGATTCACTCAAAAGCGGAAGAGGCAACGGGTTTAACATTTAATTCGGTTGGAGAAGCGGCAAGTGCCTTAGGAATAGATGCTTATCAAGTTCCCAACGCTGGTGGAATTACAGGCTTGAATGAGGATTATTGGGTTATATTAAACAGAGGTGCTTTAATGGTTGCAGATGAGGCAGGGTATTAAATGAACATAAACAACCCTAGCGTTAGCCGTGAATTGGCCTTTTTGATGAATATCAAAAGACTTTCTCCTTTGCAAAAAACACAATTTATTACAGCAGCACGAAAGGCAAAAAATATGGAAAACTTTAAAAAGAACTTTGAAGAGGGTGTTGTGTATGATGAAAAGGTGTTACCACTTTTTAAAGATTAATGGCAAAGAAGAAAAAAAAAGGCAAAGGGAAGAAAAAGAGTTATTGTTAGATCACCTAAATAACCCTGTGGGTTTTTATGCCTGACGAAACAACTGCTCCTGTGGAGCAAGCTGTTGATTCCGAAAAAGAGAATCTAAAAGCCGAACTAGATGCAATGCGTAAAAAGAACGCAGAGCTATTAGACGAATACAAGAAAGCAAAGGAAAAGTCTAAAGCTGTTCCTGCTGATGTTGATGTTCAATCTTTGATTGATTTCAAGAACAATGCTGAGCAAGCTGAACTTGAAAAGCAAGGTAAGTACACCGAAGCTCGAACAAAACTAGAAGAACAATACAGGGAAAGGTCTTCTGAAAAAGAAAAGAAGATTGTAGAGCTTGAAGCTAAAGTTCGTGAATTGGAATTAGTTTCACCTGCTGTTCAAGCTTTAGCCGAAATCGTCCATGATCCTAATCTTGTCTTAAACAATTTCTTACCAAAAGACAAAATAGAAGTTGACAACGGTGTCCCTGTCGTTGTTGATGGATATGAAAGAACTCCTGTATCTGATTGGGCTAAAGGCAAACTTCCTGATTATATTTTGAAACAACCAAAACCTAAAGGCGGTGGTGCTTCTGCAAGTAGATCAAGTGGAGGTGATATTCCTGCTGGAATTAAAAACCCATTTGCTGCTGAAAGTTTCAACATCACAGAACAGATGAGGCTATATAGAACTGACAAAGATTTGTACGATCGTTTGAAAAATTCAGTTGCACGCTAATATATTGTCATAAGGCAAGGCTGTGCTGAGCCGTAAGGGTTTGTGACCCACATCGTAAAACTAATTTCTGGTAATTTTTA